GTAGACCGTTGTCCTCGCACCAGTGAGATCGGGTAAGTTCGATGAACTCGCCCTCTGCGTAGTTGCAGTAGCGGTGAGCTTCTGCGTAGCTTTCGTGCTCGTCAAAACCGCCGGAGCGATCATCGGGACCATCGCATTCCATCCACCTCCACCACGTATAAACGATAGATTCGCCTTTTTTCATATCACTTTTTCCAAGTTGTTAAAGATCTGGGTTGTTCCACGTGGAACATTGCCCCCGACAAGGTCCTTTCCTTAGTCGGTATGCACATTATCCCATACCTTACCCGCCTTGTCTACCCCAGTTCTTAGACACAACTTAGACAAATGCATTTATTTTACAGCGAAGGGTTGACAAGAAAAAGCTAATCACTTAGACGCTCCGTCCTGCTCTCCTGCCGTTCTTTGATCGTCAAAAAGATTCGCCTCTCTTCGCCCGCTAGCTCATCGGGTCTAACCGCTTCAGCCGCTGCACGAGCGATTTGTTTTGTGGCTTCCTTTTCTAGCGCCCTGTAAAGCTCTGGGCTGCGTTGGCTCAAGATAGCCAACATCTGCTGCGGTACGCTCGTAGAGATATTTCGGCTCGGCGGCATTTTTAAAATTTGTGCATCAAGGGCCGTGAGCTTTTTTGCGCATGCCTTTATGTGCTCTAGCTCTTCTGCGCTATATGACCGGCGTTTTTTGATTTTTTTATACGTATTGCGGTCGTTGTTGCGGATCGAAGGGACGATCAACTCATCGATTTTTTTCTTTTTTGGCAGTTTGTACTTGGTGCGGAAGGTATTGATCTTAGCTTGCAATTCAACTTTTTGAAGGATCAGTGCTTCGCGGTTCCAATCGGTTTCTACGATGTACGAGCCGTGGTCCACGTATCCCCGCCGTGACCCGTGGGTCGAGTACTGCGACGTGCGCTTCATAAAGTCGGCTGCTTTGGAGTTGTTCAGACTGTGTGCCATCTTTTTTCCAATTTAGTGTTGCAAAGCTAAGATAACTCGCATACCATCGCATTTCAAGCTTTTTGGAGAAAGTGAAAATGCACAAAGACGCCAAGAAAATCGCACGTCGTATTGACTTAGCGTTTGCCGCGCTCCGCGATAAGGGGTTCTTTGCCAAGGCCAACCACACGTGCTGTCAGTCCTGCGGGCTGTCGGAGATCCCCGAAGACAAAGAAATGGCTTACGTTTTTTATCACATGCAAGACGCGGAGAATTTGAAAGATGCTGGCGTTTGCTATCTGGCGTGGGGCGGCAAAGTCGGAGAAAAATTTGGTCATACTATTTGCGACACGATCCGCGAAGCGGGCTTGGAAGTCGACTGGAACGGCAGCGAGCACACCCGAATCGCAGTCACCGGATTGGCGTCCAGCGCCAAGCAATGGGACGTGACCATCGTTCAGACCAGCGTCGTCAGGGGTGTCACTGCTAAGACAGAGCAGGAAGCAATCCGTAAAGCGCGAGACGACTCCAGTTGGTCAGACCATGTGGTCGATGTGCAAACAATAGCGTCGCCATCGTGAAAGGCGAACTGACAATAATCTTTGATCAAGAAGAAGCGGAGCGAGTGGTAACGCTGCTTCTTGGTCTTGATGAGCGGCTGTCTGTAATGGAACAGCAAATGGAAACCCTGTTGGAGAAAGTGAATGAACTACAGCATGGACAAAAACCCCGAAAGCGCAGAAGAAGCCCTGTATCAGGGGCTGGTGATGCGTCTGCTGCCGAACAAAACAAAGAGTGAGCGCGAAGAACTGGATGACATCATCAGCAATTTGACTGCGATGTTGCCGGTAAACACCGTGAACTTTTTAAAGTTCAAAGCAACCTTAAAATTTTTAGGCATTGGAGATAGTGATGACAGTAAATAACTTAAAGCTGCACGAGATGCAGACACAAATGAACGCCCTTGCAGTAGACGCAGCGGAGAAATCTGGCAGTAAGATTACTGGGGGCATCAAAGCGGTTTCTAAAGCGGTAGGCGTTGACTACGCCACCATGAAGGGTTTCGTGTTTGGCACGATCAAAAGGCCCTCAGAGCGCACCGTGGACCGCGTGCGGACGTTCTTGCGCGACAACGAAGAGCCGCGCGACAACGAAGAGCCGCGCACCGCGAACATCACGGCGTTGAACAACGACGATATTGCAATTTTGTTGGATCTGTTGACCACGACTTCGATGGACATCAGAGAGGATTACCAACGTTTTGAGGCTCAAACGGGAGATTATGCGGTCAGCAACCCCACTTACCGCGCTCTGTATGGGCAAGAAGGGCGGTTGAATAAACTGCGTAAGAAGCTTGAGTCGCTGGCCTCCTGCAAATTCGATTTTGATGTAGAACTGCAATCGGTGGTTCCGGTTAGGACAAAATAATTGATATGCTCTGGGGCAAACCAGTTTGGGATGCGGTTATCACTCCGCTCCAAGCGCGCGCCGTCCGCGTGCCCACAAGACGGCACTGTTTTGGCAAGGGCACTCCAGCCCTGAAACGCGCGTTCCCGTCCGCGTGCCAGAAGGCGGGCTAAATTGGGCAGAGAGATAAACACACTCTCTCCTTGCCCGTTCCCGTCCGGGTGCCCAAAGGCGGGGCTTTTCTAGAGGATAATCTATATGACAGAAGTGACAGAAATTGAAGAAGCAACCCTTTCCCTTAATCTGTCCCCCGACGAAGGGCTGTTCTTGCTCAGACTTTTAAAAAGTTCCAAGGACGATCCAAGGATTCACGGCTTGATCGGTACATGCTTCTGGTTCCATAGCCATAGCAAGACCGAAGAGCAGTGCATCAAAGACACATGGACATCCGTCGAACAAAAACTGGAGGCACTACAACTTGGCAGCGGGTGAAGTAGGTAAAACGTTCACAACGAAAGTTCTTGAAGAACTGGCGAAAGAAGAAAAGATCAGCGACATCCAGAAAAAGCTACTGGACACCTCGTCGCTGTTGGTTGCATACCCTGATGCATCAGAAGAAAAATCAAAAGAATGGATGACAACAATCAACTGCTGTCGGTTGGAACTGCGCAGGCGGTTTTTATCTAAGCGGAGTCGAGTTCGCGCGCCTCTCTAGCGCGGTCTTCTTTCCACTCGTTGAAAATCTTACGCAGTTGTCCGCTGATCGTGCGGTCTTCTATCTGCGCAATTTCTTTGATCTGACGATAAACTGGCATTGGCACCAGAATCGACTTCCATTTCGTTGTATCCATGCAAGAGATTATCGCGCATGTCGCATACTAATTCAAGGGTTTATCGAAAAGTTCTCATTGCGTCTTGGAGGTTAGAAAACCTGCCTTGCGCAAGTCCGCGTTGCCCTCCAAACCCGCCAATACCTCGCGACAGTTGAGGCATCGCAGTCATTTGTCGCATGTTTCGTGGCCCTTGAGATTGAAACATGGAATCGATTTGTCGTGCCTGCATTCCCCTTAAATCTTGTGGTCCTTGGGATTGAAACCCACCGCCGAATCCACGACCTTGCAGTCTGGTCATATCTCTTTGGTTCATTGCCACAGGAGGTGATGGCTTTGCTTGAAATTGATCTATATCAATCTTCATGTCTTGACCTTGATTACCCCGGCCACCACGGCCTTGACGATCAAACATGGCATCGCTTTGTCGTTGCCGTATTTGCCTTAAATCTTGTGGGCCTTGGGATTGAAACCCACCACCGAACTGGCCCATTTGACCGCCGCCCATACCGCCCATCATCCTCTGCATTGCTTGTTGCTGGGCTGCCGCAGGACCGCCGAAGCCGCCCATCATGCCGCCGAAGCCGCCTTGTCCTTGAAAGCCCCCGCCAAATTGCTGTTGAGGCATTTGCTGAAAACCGCCACCGAAGCCCCCGCCAAATTGTTGTTGAGGTTGCCCAAATCCGCCTTGTCCTTGAAAACCACCTCCGAATTGCTGTTGAGGTTGTTGCCCAAATCCGCCCTGTCCTTGAAAGCCCCCACCGAAGCCCCCACCAAACTGCTGCATTGGCTGTCGCATAGGTTGCTGAAAGCCCCCGCCAAACTGCTGTTGGGGTTGCGGAAAGCCCCCACCAAATTGTTGGGGTTGTTGACCAAAGCCCCCCATCGGCTGTCGATTCATGGGCTGCCCGAAAGGCGACATTTGTTGTTGTCCCCTAAATCCGCCTTGCTGGCCAAATCCGCCTTGCTGGCCAAATCCGCCGCCCATACCACCCATTGCAGGTCCAAACATTTTTCAGCGTCCTGAAAAGTTATATTTCGCTAGTTTCTCCCCAACTTGGCCCAAGGTCAATGTCGCATTTGCTCGGCACCTGAAGCTTGATCGCAGCTTCCATGACTTCACGTATTTTCTTGGCATGCTCTATGTTGGCCACGCTGCACCCTAGCTCATCATGCACCTGCAACAAGGGGCGTTCTCCAGCCTCGTACAGATCGACCATGGCCTGCTTGGTCATGTCCGCCGCAGATGCCTGTATCAGCCTGTTTAGCGCCTTGTAGGTGTATGCACGCTTGAGTGGTGCAGTCTCGCCGTAGGTAGCCTTTGCTTCCTTCAAAGGCATGGCTTTCTGCACGTCGTAGCCCATCGGTTCAAACATATCGAACCGACACTTGCGGCCTTTCAAAGATCGCAGTGACCCGTCTGACTTTTGATCCACGGACCGCGATACGCCGTTCATTAGCTCTTTCACAAACGGCACCCGCTTGTGGTACTGCTGCGTCAGTTCTTTGGCGTCATCAAACTCCAGATCCAGTTGGTCAGCCAGCTTGCGCACGCCCATGCCGTACATCATGCCTAGATTGATCGTCTTCGCCTGTTTGCGGCTGATGTTTGCCATGTCGGCAACCATGGTATGAAAGTCCATGTCTGGGTCATTGGTGTACCCGTCGACAAATTCTTTCGCTCCACCCAGCGGCAGACCTTTCCACTTGCCAAAAACGCTGGCGTAGTGGGTCAAGATCCGTGGTTCTTGCTGCGAGTAGTCTATAGCAGCCCACAGTTCTCCCTCTTCCGGCAGGAACAGGCTGCGAATCATAGGTCCTAGCTCTGGATCGCGAGCAGGAATCTGCTGAAGGTTTGGGTTCGACATAGACAGGCGTCCGGAGACAGTGCCTCCGTCATCGCTGCGTAGCTGATTGATGTGCCCGTGGATACGAGAGTCAGCGCCCACAAACTTCATTATGTTGTTGATAAACGTGCCTTGGATCTTGTTGAGGTTTCGTGCCTCGATGATCATTTTGGCAAACGGATGCGGGTTCTCGCTCAAAAATGCCTTGGTGAAAGACGGTGCGCCCTTGGCCGTTCGGGGATAGGCAACTTTTAGCTTGTCGAATGCTTTGGCTAGAGAAGTTGCCGCCCAGATCTCGACGTCAAAGCCTGCTTCTTTGTTGATTTCCCGGTAGGTCTGCTTCTCTCTTTTTAAAAGTTGTTGCTTCGACCGCTCACATCGCTCTAGATCTACCCGTATTCCGCGAAACGTCATGTCGATCAGGCAGGGCGTGAGCCGTGTTTCGAGATCGAAGATGGTTTCTAGGTCCTGCTTGTTGATTTCTACGCGGAAAAACTTGTACAGATCGTAGGCCAGCCGTGCGTCTTGCTCTGCATACGGCCCCACAAACTGCGCAGGGAGCTTCCAAAGCTCGCCCTTGGGGTCTACCCCAAACTCTACCGCAGCCTGCGTCAGAAGCTTCTCTGACTTGGCTAGGCCCAGATAGTCGTATGACAGAGCGTTCAGAGAGTAACTGAAACGATTTTCGTCGAGCAGCGCCGCCATCACCATCGTATCGATGATCGGGCCGTTTACCGGCACGTCGAGCGCCTTGAGCCAGCCCAGATCGTAGGGTGCGTTGTGCATGATCTTTGGGCAGTCTGTGGATAACTGCTTGGCTAGCCAACGCAGCACCTGCCGCTTGTCGAGATTACCACCACCAAGGTGATCAATAGGGTAGTAGGCTTCAAAGCCCTCAGTAGCGACCGCTATGCCAACAACGTCGCCGTCCTTGCGGGGCCAGCCCGGACCCATCTGCTTGAGGTTGGGGTCACGTGTTTCTAGGTCAATGGCAATCTCTTTGGCGTCTGTCAGGTCAACAAACTCGTAAGGTGCCGTCCACTCTGTTTCGGTCGCAAACAACGGGAACTGTAACCTAGTTTCCTTTTGCATCGTCTTTCCTTGGGTCATCGCCCAGCGCAAAACGCGTATACCAAATAGATTTTTTTAAATCTTCAACCGCATCGAACTTTTTTCCGGCCCGCCATTGGTACTTGAAGCTAGCTAAACGACAGTACATCTGCACGGCCTCTGTACCGAAAGCCGCGACCATGGCATCGATGCATTCAATCTCTGAGTCAGCATAGTGGCTCGGTGAGTTGACCATATCGCTCATAGTGCATAGCTCCTGTAAAAGTCGGCGGGTTCTAGTGTGTAAAGGTTCTGGCGGGTTCGTGTGACTGCCACGTAAAAGACGCGGTGCATGGAGTCTGGATCGCTTTCCATGCTGGCTTCTGCTGCTGCGGTGATGTCGGTAAACAGCACGACATTGTCCGCCTCACCGCCTTTGGCTCCGTGGATCGTGGACAGCCGTATGCGCGGCTCTGCCGTCAGATCCTCACCTCTCCGGACGAGGGCGTTAATGTACGCCACATCGACATCTGGCAGCTTGTCGAGAGCCTCGTTCC